TTGCTTGGAGGAGCACTTGGCACTTGTACTCCGCTATTGTTAGTCACAACTGCTTGGGGTTCAAGTACCTGTAGTTTGTTTCCAAGCAAAAGGGTTTGATAATTAAAAGGTGTAAATTTTTGTCTTGTGCCTAGCAATAAATCACTATCATATATTGCTTCATTCATATCACCTGTACCGTCGTACACACTAGCAATAATCTTTTCAACAACTCCAAGTTTTTTAACTTTTGCTGGAGGACTTATCCATATAGGCATCACAAAACGCAATGTTGCAATATCAATTGGATCGTCAGTTCCTTGAGGTATATTTCTTGAACTCCATGTAACCTGTTCAAGGTACATCACACTTAAACTTGTCCAGTCTATAAAGTTATCTGTGCTTTGAATTTCCAATCCTGGATTAAAAAGTGTCAGTATTTGTTCAAGTATTTGTAATTTTTGATTGGTATTTGATGTCCATATATCAACATTGATTTCTAAATCATAAGGAACAGGCATTAGCTTTTCTATTGTAAAAGCTGTTCCTTGTGTTGTTTCATAGGATTCGCTTTCTGTGTCCCAATAACGTTGTCTTACATTTTGTTTTTCAACAAAGTATGGTTCCTGTATTCTATCTCTTGCGTAGTTTAGGTTTGTTACATGAAATGTCATAAGAGGTGTGCTGGGTAAACTGTTGGCACTATTTTGTTGCAGTATTGTTTGAGCTTGTCTTGTTGCATCACCGTAACGAACCGGAACTCTATATAAGGCTTTCTTTTGAGGATTGTCAGTTTCATAACCGTATTCTACTTGAAAGTTTGAAAATACCCTGGTAACTTGCAGTAGAAATCGACGTATTTGTTCGTCATAAAAAAATTGTTGCATTAGTTATCAGCCTGTGGTTTAAGCAACTTACTCAATGATTGACGCTCTGGAATATTACCACGATCTTCAGTAGCAGTTTGGTTTGTATTGTTTACAAAACTACTTCTTTGTGTTTGTGAAGTTACGTTTCCGTATCCTGTAACTGTCTTTGTAATATCGCCTGGTGTCAAATTGGTTCTCACATCGTCCTCGTACTTAATCCATCGTGTACCACTATAGCGAAAAAGTCTGTTTGGATAATAGTCTAATCGTAGTGCAAAGTCGCCTTCTTGTGGGTTGCTTGGAAAACTAATACCTGGTGTAACTGGTAATCCATTTGGTGCTAAGCCATCGCCGGTTAGATAACCCAGTGTGTAACCGTTTGCTCTTGGAGATTGTGGTTGTCCATCAACATCTACATTTGTTGTATCAACTGTAATACCATTATTATCAACAGTGTAACTGTTTGGATCTGCTGGTGAACCGTCTTCGTTTGTTGGAACAATGTAAAATTTTACAGAGTCGTAACCACTGAGTGGAACCTCATATTCTGCCTGTTGTAAAATAGCATCATTAAGCTCTAGGTCTTTTTGTACTGTGCCAAATGTGTCACGTTCGCTTGTGGGTTCAAATTCTTCCCAATGCGTAGTATCGGTGATTTCAACACCAGGGTCTACGTCTTTGATTGCTTTGTAATAGGTATCACCACTTAAAACAGTACTGCCTTTTGGATAATAATTTCCATTATCCCAAATATTTTTTTCTGCAAATGGTTTTTTAAGTATGTCGTTGTATTCTTGAGCACTTACTAATGGTGTAGCTTTTACACGCCATAGATGTGGCAACCATGTTTGTGAAAATCCTTCACTTGCAAACGCCGCGTCTTGTATTACATAGTATTTAGGTATAGCTCGAGCAATACTACTATCAAGAGGGTTATAGTCTTTAAGATTTGGTAATTCAAGTACATCTCCACTCATAAGTTTACGACCAATTGTATCTATCATAAAGTTATAATGGAAAGTAATAAACAGTGTATCGTTGTTTAAAAACAATCCAAATTGACTTAGATCAAAATCTATGTCCTGTGAATTGTAAACACCTCGCATTTGATAAACATCGTCATCGTACTTGCGATCTCTGTTTTCCAGCAAAAATAAATCTTCAATGAACAAAGGTGATTCGGTACTATAGGCTGGTTGTGTTGCATCCTGTGTGCCACCGCTCACACTTGAACTGTCATCACCAGTAACTTGAGGGCCAAGGTATTTGTGTACAAACATATCAACACCGCCAACCTGATACATTTCCATAACAGTGCGGTCAATAAACTTGTAATCGTTTTGTCGATTTGGGCGATATAAACTTAATCTAGGCATACAGTAATCCTTCTTACTGTATTTATGGTACTAGATAGCAACCTTAACTGGTTCAACGCCTGTGATTGACATCAACTTTTTACAAATAACACTTACATCTTCTAAGGTCAACCAGCCTTTAACAGTATCACCTGGTTCTGTGATACCAGGAAGTTCGACTCCTCCACTTTCATCACGCACCATAATTTCAAACAAACCTTGAGTACCACCATAACTTCCGTCATGTTTTACAACACTCAACTCATACTTTTTAAAGTCTAAGACAAGTTGTATACCTTTATGATACTTGCTAGTATCAAATTGTAATCCTAGTAAAGTAGAATTCATTTTGATATACTTTGGTTATGCATTTTTTCCATCCGATCAATAAGCTTCATAAAACCTTCTAGCATTGCATCTCCTGGATTTTTTGCTTGTTCGCCTGCTGGAATACATACTGCTTCTATATCGACATTTTTTAATGCATCAGCTGCAATATTACAGGTTTTTTCGTTAGCATAAACCATTGGGTTTGCTAACATCATTGAAATCAACATAAATTTCATTTTTTTTCTCCATTAAGGTCACGGTTTAGTTTTCGAAGCAGATACATTGCATTTTGTGTCCAAAATTGTTTGCCCCATGTATCCTCTTCAAAATGTTCAGCAGCTTGCCAACAGTTGTCTATACGACGTTCGTATAGTTGTAGTGTTTCATTAAGCATATTTCCAATCCTTAAATTCATCTTCATAGCATTTTACTACTTTGTAAACGGCTTTAACAAGTTTGATGTCTTTTATATTACCAAATGACTGAGTATTATCCATCATGTTCAAAAGGTCTTTTTCTGCTGAACTTATTGAGTCATGTTTGCCAGTTTCGTATTCAACTAATTTATTATCTTCTTTTACTAAACCAGTAATTTGGATTTTCCTAAACATATGTCGCTCCTTGTTTCTAACTATATTTTTATAATAACATATAAAATTTAAAAGTCAACCTTTTGTTTATAAAAGAATAAAATAATTGAGGTTGACACTAACTACATACATGTTATACTCTGTAAACAGTTAGAACTTTAGGAGAATTCAATGGCAAAAGGCAAAAGTTTAATGAAGCCGGGCACTCGTAAGAAGAAGCCGGTTATAAGAAAACAACGAAGCAAAGCACAAGATCCAAGTTGGACTACTGCATTGGACATGAGCGGCGAAGCCTATCACAGGCATAAACGTGCTTCTGTAGATTGGTACTATCATGAACGTAAGCCAGTTGAACTGTTTCCTGACTTACTTGCTTGGATGAAAGATAACGACTATAGTAAAGATGAGATTGCCACAATGAAACGGCATGGGCATAATGGTATGGTATATGCCAGCATATATGCAAGATGTCTAAGACAAGGCATGCCAGATATACACCCCGAGCACAATGCTTATTGGCAAACATTGCCAGGTACGATTGGTGATGTACATCCTACAAGTGATTATGTTAAAAAAAGTATTGCACAAGCCCTAGAACGCACACCACCTGCACCAAAACTTGTTGTCGATAATACAAGACCAAAAGTCGAACGTAAAACCATACAAGAAAACATGCGTGATAAAACAATGGATATCGAAGGTGCAGTACACGAACTTGTTGATGAGTATGTAAATAATGATTACAAAGATCCAGACAAATACAGTATAATGAAACTTCTTAGAGAAGAAGGATGTCCTCCACAAACTATTGATATTATTGCAGTGCCACTACGAGCACAACTTAGTGAAATCAATGAGCTAATGAATCCTCCTAGTAAAAAAGAACAGGCTAAAATGTCAGAACAAGAACTTGATATGATAGCACAACTAGAAGAAGGCTACAGTCATTTAGGAAAGTTACAGATACGTAGTTTACAAAAGTTTTTAGAAAGAGCAGTTGCTGATTGTGCCAGTTATGTACAGGTTAAAAAAGCAGATAGAGCACCAAGAGTTGCCAAGCAAAAAACATCTGCACAATTAGTACGTAAGTTCAAGTACCTTAGACGTTTTGATGAGCTTGAACTAACTAGTGTTTCACCAGAAAAATTAGTTCACGGTTCTGAAGCATGGCTTTACAATACTAAAACACGAAAGCTGATATATGTGGTTGCCGACGAAACAATCAAAACCTACAGTATTAAAAGCAATAGTGTGATTGGTTTTGATCCAAACAAAAGTGTACAAAAAACACTGCGTAAACCAGCTGAACAATTGAAAGAACTAATAAAGGGTGGCAAACCCAATAATAGAAAACAATTTGCCAGTATCAAAGCCACCGAAATCAAGTACAATGGTAGAGGAAACGAACACGTTGTAATACTAAAGGCCTGGTAAATTGCATAAATACTGTCATAGGATGGTATTATGGCAACTGAAACACTCGATCAAACATTAGAAACAAAAAAGCAAGAAGTATTCGATTACATCAAGTTACAATTAGGCGAAGGCATAATTGATACGGAACTAGATGCGAGTCACTATGAAAGTGCCTATCAACGTGCAATTGGTGTCTATCGACAAAGGGCAGAAAATGCATTTGAAGAAAGTTATAATTTTCTCACTCTTAGAGAAGACACAAACATATACACATTGCCAAGCGAAATCATGACCGTTAGGCAGGTGTTTCGACGTACAATTGGATTTAGCAATGGCGGAGAAGGATCAGCATTTGAACCTTTTAGTTCGGCTGCACTAAACACCTATTTACTTAATGGCAATCAGATGGGTGGTCTTGCTACCTATGATTTTTATAGTCAGTATGTAGAACTAACTGCAAAAATGTTTGGTGGTTTTTTAAATTACAATTTCAATAGTGCAACAAAACAAATTACACTAATGCGTGACATAAAAGGTTCAGGAGAAACAGTTCTGCTTTGGTGCTATAATCTACGTCCTGAGGTACAACTGTTAACAGACTTTTCTACATCACAGTGGATAAAAGACTACATGATTGGAAACTGTAAACTGATTATTGGAGAAGCTAGAGAAAAGTTTGCTACTATTGCAGGCCCGCAAGGTGGTACTGCTTTGAACGGTGCACAGATGAAAGCAGAAGGTTCTGCTATTATGGATGCAAAAATTGAAGAACTCAAGAATTATGTTGACGGATCGCAACCACTTACTTGGGTAATTGGCTAATGCGAGCAGAAGAATTTATTACTGAACACGAAATGGTGTTTAGTAGAACAGGTAACAAATTAAAAACAAAATGGCGTTGTACAAGTGGAGCACGTCGCGGCCGTGTTGTCAGCAATGCAAAAGATTGTGATAGTCCTATTGATCAAAAGCGTCGAGCACAAATGAAAGTGACTCGTAAAACCAAAAGCAAACAGGCAGCACGTAAAGCCAAAAAGTAAACTGTTAGGCATGCTCAACAAAATACGTAAGCAAACAGTATCATCAGGCGGAAAAGTACAAAGAGCATACAAGCCACCAAAGACAAGCCTAAAAGGCACAGTTGGTACAAAGAAAACAGTAAAACCAAGAAAATAGGTTGACATAGTTTCATTCACTGTTATAATGATACTATGGATATTATGATTGATATAGAAACCGTAGGTACAGGTCCAGATGCTTGTATTCTTACAATAGCCGCACAAACCTTTGATCCTTTTAGTATAGGTTACCATAAACAAGATTACTATGCAAGAGTTGATGTAGACAGTCAACCTGACAGAGAAGTTGATGATGCCACAGTAGAATGGTGGGCAACACAACCTAAAGAAGCACAGGATGAGGCATTTGGTGAAGAAGGTAGAATACCTCTAAAGCAAGCACTTGAAGAACTTAGCAAGTTGTGCTTTCACTGTAAACTAACTTGGGCCAATGGTACAACCTTTGATATGGTCATATTAGAAAATGCAATGAAACAATTAGGTTTGCCTATACCGTGGCAATTTTGGAATGTCAGAGATGCACGTACGGTGTATAGTTTGTATCCAGACTTGCCAAAGCCACGTGCAAGTCATCATGCACTTGAGGATTGTAGAAGACAGATCGACTTACTACAACAAACAATTAAACATTTGAAAGTATCTGGACTTAAATGATAATAGGAATATGCGGATTAATTGGTTCTGGCAAAGGAACCGTTGCTGATATACTAGTAGAGCAAGGATACAAAAAAGTTAGTTTTGCTGATAAATTAAAGGATGGTGTTGCTACTATCTTTGGCTGGGACAGAGCATTGCTCGAAGGTGATACCGACGAAAGTAGAGAGTGGCGTGAACAAGCAGACGAGTTTTGGACCAAAGAAACTGGTAGGACTATAACACCAAGAATAGTACTACAAGAATTTGGCACAGAATGTATGCGAGACGGTTTTGATAATGGTGTATGGGTAAGTCTTCTAAAGAAACATATGATCGACAATCCTGGCAACTATGTTGTTCCTGATGTACGTTTTCGCAATGAACAAGATATGATACGTAAACTAGGTGGTAAAGTTTGGCAAGTAAAAAGAGGTAAAGATCCAGAATGGTTCATAAGAGCTATATTTGACAATAACAATCCAGAAACAAGCAATCTAATGAACGGCGTTGATATACACGAGAGTGAATACAAATGGATAGATGTGAATACTAGATTTGATAGTATCTTACACAATGATAGTACCGTAGATGATTTAAAAAGCCTAGTCCTCGATCAAATCGCCAACACGCCAAGGTAGTTCTAGTTTAGTTATTTCAACACTGCAATTTAAACAAACATTTCTGAGATTTGTTAATGCACAGTTATTCAAATCACCATCCATATGAAATACCAAAATCTGTGCTCCGCTTTTTGCATAAAAGCCACATCTATCGCAGTTTAGCTTTTTCTTAAAACCACTTTTCATCCAACGAGCGGTTTTTGGAGGTATCTTTCTTTTTTGTCGAATACAACTGTCACATTTTGTGCGATAGTGCGTTTTGTTTTCTTTGATATAGTTTACTGCTACTAACCTGCGGTTACAAGCACTACAAATAGGTCTATTCATACGGGTATTTAGCAATGTAAACCTTTGCAAAGGGCAGTATATTGGGCAAGAAAATTGATATTCTTATAAATATCAGTAAGAAGATTTTAACACAGAGGAAGTGAAAACATGGCACTAACATCACCAGGCGTAGAAGTCACTATAATAGATGAAAGTAACTATCTACCAGCCGCAACGAATTCAGTCCCTTTTATTTTGATAGCAACTGCTCAAAATAAAGTAAGTGGAGCAGGCGTAGGAGTAGCTGCAGGAACAACCGCAGCAAATGCAAATAAACCATACTTGATTACATCACAAAGAGATTTATCAGCAACGTTTGGTACTCCATTCTTTTATAGCACTGCCGCAGGAACAAGTATAAATGGCTACGAACTAAACGAATACGGTTTATTGGCTGCTTATTCAGCACTTGGTATCAGCAACAGAGCTTATGTACAAAGAGCAGACGTTGATCTAAGTCAACTTACTGCTACTACAACAAGACCTACTGGTGATCCAGCAGATGGTGCATATTGGTTTGATACAGGTGTGAGTGCATATGGTGCTTTTGAATGGTCGTCAACTACAAATGTTTTTACAAACAAAGTGCCAACTGTAATAACAAACGTAGCTGATTTAGTCGGCGGTGTATCTAGTGGTGTGCCGTTAGATTCAATTGGTAGTATTGGTGATTATGCAATAAACACAACAAATACAAACAATCCAATGTACTACAAGTCTCCAGGCAATAGCGAAGCCAGTGTTACTGCAAATTCATGGGTACTTGTTGGAAGTGACAGTTGGAAAAATTCATGGCCAACAGTGATTGGTACTGCAACTAATCCAACAATAACTGCTGGTAATAGTATGGTTATCAATGATGTAACTGTAACTTCTACAGGAGTAACACTAACATCTGTTGCAAATGACATTAATGCTGCTGCAATTACAGGTATTAGTGCTCTAGTTAGCTCTGATAACAAATTAGAAATTTATGCAGACAGTACTGCAGCCAACGATGGTTCTACTGACGATGGCAATGGTATTGCAATGATTGATGATGGAAACAACTCAACATTGTTAACTGAAGTTGGAATTGCAACAAGTACTTCAAGAGGTGGTAAGCCCTATTATGCACCAGTTGTGCATTTTGGACCAAACTATAGCAATCCACAATGGCAGAGTTTTGATACAGAGCCTCATCCAACAGGTTCAGTTTGGTTTAAAACAAACAATGTTAACCTTGGTGCAAACTATGTTAT